GTTTTCAGCCGCTGTTCCTCGCGCAGCGCGGCCAGCCGGCGCGTCAGCACGCCGTTCGTCACCTCTTCCTGCGTCGCGTTCTTCTTCGCCAGCGCGATCAGGCCGTCCGGTCCCTCGTACGCACGCTTGATCTGCTCAATCGGATCGATCGCGCGCTTCGCCGCTTCGTCGGCGAGATCCTTCTGCGTTGCCAGCCGCGCGGCATTCGCATCGGCGATCGCCTTGTCGACCGCCTTCAGCGTGTCCTCCAGCTCGCGGACCTTATCGGCCGCCTGGCCCTGGATCATCGATCCGCTGCCGGCGACGCCGCCCACTCCGCCGGCGTTGGCGGCGCGCAACGCAGCGCGCGCCTTATCCAGCTCCATCGACACGTCCCCGCGGCGATCGGCGAGCGTCTCGAGCCGCTGCTTGGACCGAATGTTGAGCCGCTCGGCGTTGGTCAGCAGCGCGTCGTTCTGCTTCTTGATCTCCTCCGTCAGCAGGCGGACGTCCTCGATCGCGCCGGCGGTCGTGTGCATGAACGCCTGCTTCGCCTGATCGGCGATCGCGGCTTTCTCCGCATTGTCCTTCAGCTTGTCAGTCTCGTCCTTCAGCGCATCGCTGTGTTCGAGCACCTTGGCGATCAGCGGCGTCAGCGCCGTCACGGCGATCATCGTGCCGATGCCCCACGGCCCGGTCAGGAAGTTCGCAACGCTCTCCATGCGACCGCCCATGCCCTGCACCGCGAAGCCGAGCTGGCCGATCTGCTGCACGAATGCCGTGACGACGCTCTGGCCCGAGCCGATTTGAACGAAGAAGTCCTGAGCCTGCTGCCCGGCCATTACCATCGACTGGCGATGCTGCCCGGTCACGGCGACGGCATTCTTCTGCACCACGCCCATCGAGGTCAGCTCGCCGCGCACCAGCCCCAGGACGTTGGCCTGGTTACGGAGCGCGACGGCCTCCTGCTCCGCCTGCGTTGCATTGGCGGCCGCCGCAACCGCGAGGACGCGCTCGGCATCGCCCGCCTCCCCGGCGCGCTGGGCTACCGACGCGGCCGCGGTGGCGACCTGCCGGAGCGCTGCGGCCTGCGTCTCGGCCGCCTGCGCCGATCGCTCGGCCGCGCCGGCATCGAGGATCTGCAGGGCGGCGCCGGAGCTGGGCGCCTCGAGAACCGCCTTCGCGTTCGTACGGATCGCATTGAACGTCTTGGTGTAGCTGTTCTCCAGCGCCTTCGCCGAGGCCGGTGCGTTGGCGGCCATCTCGGCGAAGGCCTTCTCGACCACCGCCTGCACGTCGACCGCGGCATTGCCGATGTCGAGCAGCGCCGACTTGCCCGCCTTGCTCGCGGTCTGGATGCCGGTGACATTGCCGCCGACCTGGAGGTAAAGCTCGCGTGTGATGCGTGCCGCCATCCTCGCCCTCCTCTACCGCTTGTTGGCGGCGATCCGCGCATCGATCATCGACCAGAATTCATGCGGGGTAGGCCCAGAACTGGTCAGCCGACCAGCCGAAGGCGTCCTGGGCAAAGCCCATCAGGCGGCGCCAGCGCCCTCGCTCATCATCGTCGGCGCCGCCTTGGCGTTTCCCGCCGCGTCCCGACCGCCGGAGACGACATCGGCGAGCAGGACGGCCAGCCGCGCAATGATGCGCGGCAGGCCCTGCTCGTAGGCCAGCTCGCCGATCCTCTCCGGGCTGACGTGCTGGGTGGCCTGGTCGCCGGCATCGGCACCGGCGCGGATCAGCTCGGCGAGCATGATGCCGATCATCTCCAGCGTCAGATCGCCGCCATGCGCCATCCGCAATAGCGCGAGCAGCGAGTGCCCGGTCTCGATCTCGATCGTCTGCATGACGCCATGCGACGGCCGCAGCAGATAGGTGACACCGGCGAGCTCGATCGCGTGCTCGCCGCGATCGGGGCTGGCGGCGCGGCCGGCACGGGGCGCCGCGGCGCGACGCGGCCGGGCCGCACGCTTGGGGGGCGTCGACATGGAATCAGTCCTCCGAAGGGGGCGCCGCGGCGTCGGCCGCCGGCGGGCTGGCGAGCAGCGTCAGCAGCTGCGCGCGGACATCGACATGGCTGTCGGCGTCGTCGATCAACCGCGCGATCGCGCTGGGGGCCATCGGTTTTTCGTCCGTGACGATCAGCGACGCGATGATCGCCACCAGCGCGATCGTGCTGTGCTCGAGCAGAAGCGGAAGCTCCGCACTGCCCCAGCCGATTGTCGCAATCAGACGATCGTCGACGTCGGCGGGCACGGTGACGGGGAGCTGATGCTCCCCGATCTGCAGCGTCGGCATCAGGCGAGCGTATCGACCGTCGGCGCCGCGGCCAGCGCCATCGCCAGCTTCGCGTCGACCGTGCCGTCCTTGTTGAACGTGCGGTTGGTGACCGAGACATAGACGCTCGCCGCGAACACCGCGTCGCTGGTCTGCGCGGCGGCACCGCCCTTGCGCAGCTGGAAGCCGATCGGGGTCTTGGCGATCGAGGCCGCCTCGATGCGGGAATACACCGCGTCGGGCAGCTTCACTTTGATGTCGATCGTGCCCTTCCAGGCGATATCGCCGAAGGCGCCGGTTCCGTAGCCGGCGCCATCCTTCGACGACGTGTCGATATCGGGCTGCGAACGGTTTTCGTCGTAGGTGCCCTGCCCCTTCAGCGCGGCGAAGGTGCCGGCGGTCGCGGTTTCGAACCAGCCAAGATAATCGTTACCCAAAAGCGTGGCCATGGATGCTCCTTTTCCGGCTCAGGCCGGTTCTGCGGTGAGGATGAGGGAGGTGATGCCGGCGTAGGTCACGCCGTCCGCCGCGGCGGTGCTGGCGGCTGCCGCATCCCAGTGAAAGCGATAGGATGCCCCGCCGAGATCGACCTTGGCGCCATCAGTCGCCAAGCGGACTTGGTGCATCATCGCGAGCAGCTCGGCGCGATCGCCGCCCCGATAGACCGTGTGGACGTCGACGGTGATGGCCTCGAGCTGCTCGCCCTTGTCCCCGTCGTTCGCGGTGTCGATGTCACCGATCAGATGGAAGGGGGGCTGCGTGCCTTGCTTAAGGCTGTGCCGCACGATCTCGCGCTGATCCGCCGGGAGCTGATTGCGCAGAAGCTTGACGGTTGCGAGTTGCGCGCCGCTCAACAGGTCGATTGGAGCGCTCATTACGATTTCTCCAGTCGGGCGAGGGTATAGACCCAGTAGTCGGCAAGATGGGCTTCAGCAGTCTGCAGCAGCAGCGGTTGCGCGACGAAAGGCCGCGCCTCCTTCGCCTTCACTCGCAGCTTGTAGGGGCTGCCGATCGGCGTGCCCTTGTTCGGGCCGCGCCGCCGCAGTTTGTTGCTAGCACCGCGGAAGATGGTCGACCGGGTCTGGCCCTTTTTGTTGTTGCCTGTCAGCTTCCGATTCGCTGCTTTGATCCGGCGCGTGACGCGAACAGTTTGGCCGACACGCCCGCCTTCGACGATACGGGCGTAGATTGGACCCTGCAGACGGTTCTTGAGCGTCCTGCCGTTCCATCGGCGCGTACCGCCGCCAAGGATGCCGACCCGCAGCTTCAGGCGCTCGGCGATGACTTGGACGGCCAAATCACTGGCCATGGCGCCCGTCGCCTTGGGCGCGTCCGCATATTGAGCCTGGCGCAGCTCCCGACCGATGACGGCCATCTCCACCAGTAGCTCGTCGGCGGCAGCCCGAGGCAATTGGTCGAACAGGCTGGCGGCTTCCGCGATGTCCTGCGCTGTCCGGCGGGCCATCAGGCGTTCTTCAAGGTGCCGGCCGTGTCGGCGATGATGACGAGTTCGCGGCGCGTGCCCCAGGGGTCGGCGACCGATCGCACGTTCAACGTTAGACCATCCGCCGAAATCTGACATTTGTCGTCAATATCGGTGCGATACCACACCCGAATGCGGCGCACCGATACGCCTTCCAGCACCTTATTCATCACCGACTCGCGGCCATCTAGCCCGATCAGCTCGGCCCATGGCCGCCCGATCTCGCTCCAGGTCGTGGTGGATCCGCCTCCCTCGTTGTCGGTCTCTTCGGGACGGCGTACGATGATCTGGTGACGGCAGTCTGCCGAGGTGAGCGGCTTCACCCAAGGATCCGCTGGTTGACGATATGCGGCTCAATGTCGATCGGCTTGTCGTTGAACTTGCCGGATACGAGCGCCAGCATCGCCCAGCGCAGCTCCGGTGGAATATCGCTCGGGGCATCGCCGAAGCCGACGTTCAGCCTGGCGCGGTAGAACCCCTGTCCCGTCCGCAGGGTGCCGCCGATCGAGACAATGCCTCGCTCCAGACCCGCCCCGGTCAGCCGATAGGTCGCGGCGTTCATGGCCTGCTCGGCGCCGTCGGTCGGCACGAAGCGGATCTCCGCGATCGACTGTACCGGCCCGACGTTGAGGGCAGCCAGGTCGTCGAAATTGTCAGCGAGCACTTCGACCACCTGATTGATAAGACGCAAGCCTGTTCGGTTCTCGACGTCGCCCCGCGCTGCCGCGACCAGCATGCGGACGTCCTCATCCAGGCTGCTACCGTCCAGCCGCAGGAAGCGCTTGGCGGCGTCGAGTTCCAGGGCTTCGACCGCCGGCGCCGTGATGGTGACAGGCGAACCGAGCACGTCAGATCGTCTCGGCGAAGTCGGCATCGACGAGGCGCTGGGCCTCGTCGGCGTCGACGTCACTGCCGATCGTCAGTTCTTGCCCGTGCCTGCGCGAGACCGTGGGACCTTCCTGACCGACCAGCATGCGGATCGATACGAGCGTCGCCGGCGCTGCCGCCGGTGCCTGGGACGTGGGGGCTTTTGCCATCGGAATCTCCTCTGCAGGAGGCAGGCGCACCTGCCCCTTGCAGAAGAGGCGGACCAAAAGGTCCGCCTCCCCTCGCCGAAATCAGGCCATCTTGAGGTGCTTGACCGCCTTGCTGTCGATCAGCTTGCCATCGTAGCGAATCAGGCCCGCCATGCCGATCTTCGGCCAGAAGCGCTCGCGGACGGTGCCGATCAGCGGCGAACCGACCTTACGGACGGTGTAGCGGCTGAAGTCGCCGAACACGACCGGGCGGTTGCCGGTCGCGATCACCGGCACGTCATCGTTCACCGAATAGGGCTTGCCGAGGATGACGTCCGGGGCGTTGGCGCGGATATCGCCCATCTGCCACAGGAAGTTGCCCTGGCCGTCCTTCAGCTTGCGGATTGCCGCGAGCGTCGTGTCGGCGAACATCCAGCGGCAAAACGGGCTGCGGCGATACGCCTGATTCACCGAATGCTGCAGATCGATCAGCTCTTCCGCGGCGATTGCGGCGGCAGCGGCAGCGGCCTTGCCCAGCGCTGAGGCCGGAACGATGCCCTGTGCCTCGTTGACGCCGCTGCCGATCGTCAGCTTGCCATTCGCGCCGCGGCCGAGACGTTCGCCGAGCTTGCGGCCGATGAATTGCTCGACGTTGAACGCCGAATCCTGCAGCAGCTCGAAGCTGATCTTCAGCCAGGGCGTGGCGAAGACGTAGGCGCCGAGCGTCGCCTGGCCGAACACGACATCGCCCGAACCATCATCGACGAGGTCGGCACCCTCGGCCAACCCGGCCGAGGTGTTGCCGGTGTCGTCGTTGGTCGGGATGTCATACGGGTTGCCGCCGCTGGTCACCATCTCATCCGTGACGCCCGGGTCGTACATCGGACCCCAATCGCGCATGACCTCGACGATGCGATTGGCGAGCGTCCGCGGGACGGTGTAACCGCCGGCCGCGGGCGTTCCTGCCGTCTGCGCCCGATTCTCGACGTAGCCCCGACGCAGCATCGAGCGCTGCTCGGTCGTGAGCGCACTGACGTCGCCGCCCTCCGCCAGCAACGCGTAAAAGGCGCCGCGGTACTCGATCTGCGCACGCGATTGGTCGCCATCCCCACCGTCCCGTTCGTCCCCGTCCAGGCTGCGGACTTCGCGATCGTCGCCGTTCGGCCGCAGGCGCTCGCGTCGCTCCTGCAGGCTGCGTTCGGCCGCCGCGACGCGTTCCTCGCGTGCGATGTTGCGGTCGAGCGTGTCCAGCTCACCCATGATGGTGTCGTGACGCTGTTCCAGCTCGGCGGTGCGGCTGTCGTCGGTGTTGCCAGTGATTTCGGTGAGCGCGTCGCGCGCCTGCGTGACCAGGCGGCCGCGCTGCTCGTGCAGCTCGGTCAGGGTGGGCATAAGGTCTCCATGGGATCAGCGCCGGGTTGAAGCGCCGGCGCGCGCCTCGGCTGGTCAGCCGGTAAACGTAGTCAGATGCGGCGCTCTGCGTGCGCCTGGCGGGCGCGACGGGCGGCGATCCGGGCGGAGGCGCCCTCACGGTTGTGCTGGCGACGCTCGAGGCGGGCATGCTCGAGGCTACGCAGGGCGACCTCCGTATCGGCGTATTGGGGGCGCGCAGTGTAGGTAATCTCGTACAGCTCGGCCTCAAGGATGGTTCGCTCGACCATATCGCCCGTCTCGTCCCATTCGGAGCGGACGGAGATGAAACCGAACGACATGCCGGCGATGTCGCGACGCTCGAGCTGCACGATCAGATCGCGGCCGTCGGTGGTATCGGGCAGCGGGTTTTCGAACCATAGCCCCTTGGCGTCTTCGCGTAGCGTCAGCGTGCCCGCTCCGGTTCGGCCCATGACGCGGCCGCCATCGTGGCTGTGAAGCGCAAGTACGTCTCGCTCCTGCAGCGTGCGGGTAAAAGCGCCTGGGGCAATCTTTTCGCGCCACAAGCCGGCAACATCCGTCCAGACGTCGAACAGCGCGGCATATCCGGTCGCGGTGCGGCCGGCGTCATCGGCGGAGCGCAGTTCAAGCGCGGTGACGATCGCCCGCGTCTCGCGGCCGTCAGGCTTTGGGGTCGTTGGCATCGGGAGCCTCTTCCTGGTCGAGCGGCGGACCGCCGTTATGGCCGATGGGCGCGGAGGCCGTCGTACCCAGCGGAACGGTGGCACCCTGGATGTACAGTTCGTCGCCATGTGGCAGCGGGGGCCGGTTCTCGAGCCCCCTCGCCTCGTTGGGTGTGATCTGACTGGTCTGGATAGCGCGTGCGAGCGCTTCGATCCGGCTCTTAAAGTCGCCCCGCTGCAGTCCGTCGAGGTTATGCTTCACCTCGCGCGAGCGCCGGCGCTGACCGAAGAGCTTCAGGTTCAGCTCTTGCTCGAAGATCACGGCCCAATGCACGACTAGGTGCTTCACGAGCTGCAGATCCTGCTGCTCGGTATTGGCGAAGGTCCCCTTCGACAAATCCTGCAGAAAGACGGGCGGCAAGCCGTACAGCCGCGCAATCTCCTGGATCTGGAAGAGCCGCGCCTCGGTCATCTGGCCTTTGGCCGGGTCAATCCCCACGGCTTTCAACGAATGGCCGGGCGGCATGCCGAAAAAGGCGCGGCCGGCTTTGCGCGCCAGCTCGATCGCGCGTTGAATCTGTTCGGTCGCACGGCGGAACGCGTCGGGTCCTTGCGGCAACGGTCCTTCGAGCGCCATGGGGGGTATGCCACCGCCGGCAAAGAATCCCGCCGCAAAGTTGTTCATCGCGATCGCCAGCCCGATCGCCTTGCGGCCCATATGGATAGGGCCATACGCGCTGAGCTGATCGGTCCGCAGGCCGAAGGTGACGTCGATCACATCCGCGGCCGGATATTCGTTGCCGCCAAATCGATAGTATTTCCGTCCATTTCGGCGGACGACCGTCGTCGCGGCCGGATCCATCGGCCAGATCGCCACGGGCCGGACGCCGTCGCGCTCGATCCAGGACACGCCCCGCCCACCGGTGAAGACGCCGTGCCACATGTACCGGCGCCAATTGGCGCTGGTCCATTCCGGGTTCGGCGCCTCGTTCAACAGCATCTGCAGATCGCCGTCGACCCGCTCCGCCTCACCAGCCGCGCTGCGGAAGGCATGTAGCGGAAGGGTGGCCATCATGCGCTGCAGGAACATCACCGCGTCGAACACGGCCGGCACTTCAAGCGCCGTCTCGGTCGTCACGACGGGCAGCTCTACCTGGCCCCGGGAAATGCCGAGGAACGCCGACCAGTCTTCCCAGCTATCGGAAGAGAGGACTGTATCCGGACGTTCGAACGATCGCGTCTCGCGATCGCCACCGAAAGGCCATAGCCTCATTCCTCACCGACCATGTTGAAGTCGGGATCATCCCAAGGGGAAGCCGGCATCGTTTCTTCCTCCTTGGTGAGCGCGACGGCCAGCGCGGCGATAAGGGCGACCGGGTTGTCGATCTTCGCCTCGATCCGGGGTTTCCGCGGATAGACGTTGTCCTTGGCGTCGAGCTGGGCGACGACATTGGCGATCTGCCACTCCATCACGGGGCAGCCGGCGTGGCGCAGCAGCTCGCCCTTCATGAAAGCGTCGAGCTGCTTCATCGGGTCGGAGAAGTTCAGCACATTGGGCCGGACCTCGAGCACCGGCGCGCCCTGCTTGACCAGGTGATTGACCAGCATTGTCGCCTGCGCAGGATCGTAGGCGATGGTTTCGACGTCGAACGCGCTCCGCGCCTCGTCAATCGCGATCGCGATCTCGTCGAAGTCGGTGATGTTACCCTCGTTGACATCGAGGTAGCCGGCCGCATCCCAGGCCTGATAGGTGCTGACGTCCTCGACCGCCTTGGTCGGCAGAAAGTAGCGGCCGAGCCGGATGAATGGATCCGTCTTGGTCGGGCGCCCGCCGATCGGCGGGAATAGGTACTCGATCGCGGCGATATCAACCTTCGACGCTAGATCGAGGCTGATGATGCAGCGGCGACCGCGCAGCAGGTCCAATTCGGCCGCCTCGGCGAACTTTACCGGGATCTCCGGGTCTGCGCAGCGCCTCCACGCCTCGATATCAAAATAAGCCGCCTTGGCCGCGACCCACAAGTTGAGGTGCTTGGTCTTGAAGATCGCCCGCTTGCGAGGTGTGGCGATCGCATCACGCTGCCGGGCAAGCAGATATTCGAGACCGACCGAGATCCCGATGTTGGGATTGGCCTTGCGAAGTGCCGCCTCGGTCCGCCAGTCGTCGTCTTCGTCGATGGAATATTCGACGAAGAAGGTGTCATCGGTGATCGGCGGCCCGCCGTTATGCCCGATGCCGTTGAGCCGCTCGCGCTGCTCCAGGATCATCGCGTAGCACGGGCCGCCTAGATTCTCACCGGCGGTGGTGATCAGCAGCTGCAGTGGCTGGTCGCGCGCGCCCATGCCGGTGATCATCGTGTCGACCTGCGCGTCGTCGACGTGCTCGTGATACTCGTCGTGGATCGAGCAGCTCGGCGACTGGCCGTCGCCAGGGTCGCCGATGATCGTCTCCATGCGCGAGCCGTCGTCGGGCCGCAGCAGCTGCTTGGCGAGCAACTGGATACCGAACTTGTCCTTCAGCGCCTTCAGCTTGGAGACCATCAGGCGCGCTGGGCGAAACACCTCCCACGCCTGTTTCTCGTTGGTCGCACCCGAATAGACCTCAGCGCCATATTCGTCGTCGGCGCAGAGCATGTAGAGCGCCAGACCAGACGCCACCGCCGATTTGCCGTTCTTGCGGGGCACCACGAGCAGCCAGCGCCGGAACCGACGGGTGCCCGCCTGCGAGCCGTCCTTGTGCAGCCAGCCGAATACGACGCAGAAATTCCAGATCTGCCACGGTTCGAGGATCAGCCGCTTCTTCTGGCGCGCCCAGATGCCCTTCGTGTGCGGGAGCCGCTCGATGAAACGGCACGGCCGCGACGCTTTCGCCTCGTCGAAGCGGAACGGAAAGTCGTCGGACGCGCTACGCACCAGCTCGCCGATAAAGCGCTCGCATTGCAGCCGGATCTGCTTGCCGGCGGGGATGCGGCCGGCGAC